ATAACCTTCATCGACCTCTTCAATGTCGTGGTCTCCACCCCAAATTAATTTTGTATTACAGTGCCAACAGTTCATACTATCCCTCACATGCAATACATTCCACTTCATCAAGTTTGATACGTGGAACTTTTATATTAACATTCTCTGCATTACGAGCAGCATTAGACCTGAAGTAATACAAAGACTTTAGTTTGTTTGCCCCATACCAATGAACATCATTGACATACTGCATATATTCATCATGCACTTCTTGTGGCTCCGTAGCTTTAGGAAGTGTGAAGAATAAATTAACAGATTGTGATTGACATATAAAGTCTTGTCTCTTATATGCATGTTCAACAATCCATATTTGATTTATCTCATTAGCGGTTTTAAATATTTCTTTTTCATCATCTGTTAAGATATCTAGATGCTGAACAGAACCATCCATTCCTGCAATGTCTTTCCAAAGATTCTCAAGCTCTTTACCTTTCAGTCCTTTAGATTTAAGAAGCTTTTCTAAGTATCTGTTCTTGACTTGAAACGAACCAGAGAGAGTCTTGTGCGTATAAACGTTAGCACGATATGGCTCAATCGAAGGAGATGTGCCACCACAAATGATACTACTAGAAGCGTTAGGAGCAACAGCCAAAAGGTGAGCATTGCGAAGACCAGTACCACTAATGTCAGGAGCCTCACCACGTTCTTCAGCGAGTCTACGAGAAGCTGATATGGCTCTGTCTTTAATATGTGAAAAAGCTTGATGGTTGAATCCCGTAGCGAAGATACCCTCAAAAGGGATGTTATTCTTTTGAAGATAGGCGTGGAATCCCATTGCTCCAAGACCCACTGACCTTTCTCGGTAAGCAGAGTAAGCAGCTTTTGTAAAGCCTTCTTTATCTTCTTTGATATGCTTGATAAATCTTTTGAAGTTTGCATTGTATTCTCCTAGTTGTGTGGTATCAATGGCATTGTCTATAAAGTGTTGGAGTACGTTGTCCAACATGGTTATTAAATCATCTATAAACTGTTCGTTCTTTGACCACTTGTCAAAGTGTTCTAAGTTTACACTTGACAAACAACACACCGCTGTTCTTTCTTCGTTAGTAGGCAGTGTAATCTCAGAACATAAATTACTTTGTTTGATTTCTAAGCCTAAATCTTTTTGTTTCTGTGGTAAAGCTTCATTGCATTTATCAATATTTACAATGTAAGGCTCTCCAGTTTCTGCTCTTGCTTGTATTAATTGAAACCATAAGTCACGAGCATTAATAACTTTAATAGCTTCTTTAGATTTTGGGTCAACCAATCTGTAGTCTGAATCCTCTTGTACAGCTTTTAAAAATTCATTGTTAATGTTTACAGCATTGTGTAGGTTAAGACACTTGCGATTAATATCTCCACCTGATTCTTTTCGCATGTTAATAAACTCTTCAATTTCAGGATGGCTAATATCCATGTAAGCTGCATACGAACCACGTCTTGTGACACCTTGATTGAAGGCTAACATCTGCGAATCTACAACATGCATAAAGGGGATTGAACCAGTAGACTTACTACCGTGAGTAGTAGATACGCCATTACTACGGACATCTCCCCAGTATCCACCGATACCTCCACCTGAAGATGCCAACCAAATGTTTTCATCATAATGAGCAGAAAGCCCAGTCCGGCTGTCAGGAACATAATTAAGAAAGCAGCTGATAGGAAGCCCACGACTTGTTCCCCCGTTACTAAGTATAGGAGTGCTAAACATAAACCAACAATTGGAGCTGTATTGATATAGTCTCTGAGCAAGTCCATAATCAGTAGTATTTTTGTAGGTTGCTCCGAAGACGGAGGCTCTTGCGAATGCTTCTTGGGCATGTGTTTCTCCTTCGATAAAGTATCTATCTTTCAATGTGTCAAGACTAAACTTGTCCAGCTTTGATTCGTTATCATAATTAATTTTAATTCCTAAATATTCTTTAGGTCCAACTTTATCTTCCATTAAGTGTTCTCCGTGTCGTGAACATGAAGCATGATTATACCATAATGTAGTATTTTCATCAAGTCTTTTCTGTTCTTTCCTTCTTTGTTACCATATCGTTTAGCATACTTCATTATATTACCCAACGCAAAACCTTCGCCATGTCCGCTATCAATGATAACATCCGTTGCTTGATACTTATCTGATGCATAGTGTTCACCGTAAGTATTATTAATATACTCTGTAAGCTCTTGAATAAGTTTATTTTCATTAAATTTATAATTAATCTTTCTGCTCACTCTTCCAGTCCTCCGGTAATGTTTCTTCGCTAAACCATCTAAAGCCATTTGTCTCAGCCCATTCAGCATGTGTCCGTTTTGTTTTATCTTGTCTTACTTTAGCACCCGGCATAGGTGAGTAAGGTTTTTGAAAAACAAACACTAACTCATAGTTGTCAGGTAAAGCATCTCTAATGTGGATGTACTTACTGTACTCTGCATAATCCCAAAATCTTCCCTTTGCTTCTATGAGTATGACACTTCCATCAAACTCTTTTACAAAGTCAGCTTCGTAAGTTTTAGGTATGACATAACTAATTGTATCCCAATGGTGTTTCCAGTCTTTAAGAAAATCTTGATGAAGATTATATTCCCAAACACTGTCGTAACCTTTAGGTGCTTTCTTATCTCTTGGTCTAACTTTACGTGCTATTCTTTTAGGCATTATACTTTAAAGTTAAGATTCTTTTTTACTTGTTTGTAAAACCATCTAAGGCTATATGCACTCAATAAAAATCTATTGTTTGCAAATACATGGGTTTGTTCAGGTAAGAATTCTTTAAGATTATTCTTATTAATCTTAGAAGTATCTTCACCTTCAGGAACCATAGTTCTTAACCAATCTATTAAGCGTTGCTCACCTATTCTTCTAAGCTGTTTAGCTTTTCGTCCATTCATTTGTAACCTCTATAACTTTTGGTTCACTTGGAACCTGTGTAAAATATCTTAAACCGTCTGAGTATTTAAACACTCGAAGTCCTTGTCCGTTGTTGGAATCTTTGTGGCATTCAAACTTATGTCTGCAATACGTACACTCACGAGGAAGTTTCATATTACCGGACTTGCCTTCAGGTATAGGATTATAACATAATTCAGGTGGAGTTTCAAGCTTAACAAGCTTTTTAATATCTGTAATTCTTTTCTTGATATTAGGCTTATCAAAATCATCAGGTCTGTAAAGCGTAAGCTCACCTGACTCTTTGTTAAGTGCTAAGAATCCACCGTTGTTTGTACCCTCTGCTGCTTCGTATCCTGCTAACTGAGCAAGATAACCAAACGTATCTTGTTCTGCCAGTGTGCCATCTTTAAATTTCTTGAAAGCATAACTGGATGCAGTTTTAATATCAACAACTTCACCATCAATCACACAATCCATGTGACCTTTGATACCATTGACTTTAACTTCTTTCTGTTCGTTAGTTACTGTATGACCGGACAGTCTTATCAGAAACAAAACAATCTCCTCGAGCAAGTGCCCGTAGAGAAATTTGATAAAGACGTGAGCAGGTATGTTCTCTGATTGAGTATCCTCTGCTCTTGTATCGAACCACAACTGGCGAGACTTCCTACCTATGTTAGACATACGTAGTTTCTCATTACCACGTGGTTCAGGGTGTGACCACTTATAGAGAATCTCTTTCATGGATTCTCCAAACTGATCAATAGTGTCTGTATCTAGGTCAATGTGTTCACCTTTTCCCAAGACACTAATTTTATTATATATATCTTGGACTAAAGTGTCAAGTGTTTTTGTTTTTTTCTTCATGATTTTTTAAATATTGTATAGCTCTTTGTAAAATATCAGTGCTATCTTTGAACCCACCTAGACATCTATTGCAAGTATGACACAACCAACCTCTAAAAGATTCTGTCTCATGGCAATGGTCGATAACCCAAGCTCCTAATTTTTTACCACCTAATCCATTTACTTTGTCTGCTGTTCCAAGACATATTGGACAAGTATAGTTATCTTCTTGTGGCATTCCATATTTGTCTTTTAATAATTTTCTAGCTTTACTAAGATGATTATTACAAGATTTACATTCAGGTCTTAAAAAGTTTCCTCCTGATGCAGGGCTAAATGCAGTAAGCGGAAGTTTCTTATCGCACTTAATACATATCTTACCATCTTCAAAAAACAGTTCATCGTGATCGTCAGGAAATAAACTTTGTTGTTTAGTGTGTTTCACTCCAGTTCCTCCCTATCTTAAACTCTCCGTCAAGCGGACATCTAAGATTATAAAATTCACCTGCTTCAACAATACTTCTTACAGCAAGTTGACCAACTTTATTAGCTCTGCATTCTGATACTTCTATCTGCCATTCATCGTGTATGTTTGCCACAAACTTATGTGGAGTGTCGGTTACATTCAACCTGTCTGATAATAAACACAATGCTTTCTTCATAACGATAGCACCTGCACCCTGTAACAAAGTATTAAGTGCAGCATGATTGTTTCTTATGTAGAGCTTTCGACCATCTAAACCTTTAAGGAATTTTTTATTTGCTGCTCTTTGAACTCTGTCTCTAAGAGATTTAAATGTAGGTTTACTATCGAAGAAATGTTCTCTAGCTCTCCTACCATCTTTCGTAGATCCTCCAACCACTTTGCCAAGCTTTTCATCTCCTGCTCCGTACATGAGGGCATAGATGAATGTCTTCGCCTGATTTCTTGATTCAAGTTGTGCAGATCTTTGATTAGCTGTGTGTATGTCTCCATCCAATATCTCCTTTGTAAAGTCTTCATCATCCATATAGTGTGCTAACATTCTAATCTCTAGACCACTAGCATCTACACCTAGTAAAACATTTCCTTCATCAACAGTCCAACAAGCACGACACTCTTTACCATACGGGCTGCTGACTGATGGGACTTGTGCCATGTTAGGTTTTCTATGTGTCATTCTTCCGGTGATAGTACCATTAGGAATAACAAAACCATGAACACGTCCATCATCTTGTACAGCTTCAACCCACGAATCAATCTGAGCAATACGCTTTTGAAGTAGTAAGAAGTCTGCAATAAGTTTAGCTTCGTGGATGTGTGTTATCTCTGATAAAGTTTTCTCATCAACAATTGGCTGACCTGTTGGTGTAAACCTATCAGGCTTCCAACCAAAGTCAATCAAGTATTCTCCAATTTGTTTACGACTGCCAAGATTAAACTCTTGTAATGTTTGTCGCATGAATGGAGAGAAGTCTTGAGTATCTAAACATCTTTGATATTCATCATCTGTCAATCCACGTTTAGAAAGATTACCATCTTTTTTGACGTAAGGCGTTACCAACTTATCATCAACCCACTTAGGTTTAAAGGTAGCATGAACTTCGTCTTCAATCTGTTGCATCTTCTCTCTGAGTTCTGCTAGTAACAGTTGAGCAGATGCCATATCAAATTTAAAACCATTGAGTTCTTGTTCTTTGATAATCTTTGCAACTGATTGTTCAAGTTCAATACAACCTTTAGAGAATCCGTTTGATTCTTTTCTAAGCTCACGGAATACTAACGTGTTGAGCTGAACATCACGTACACAATAGGTAAGCATCTCATTAGAATAGTTTTGATAATCATCAAACTCAATCTTAGGATAGCCCAGTTTGTATCCCCAAGATTCTAAACTGTGTCCACCTTCACGTGTTGGATTGAATAATCTAGACAGTACCAATGTATCGATGATGTTTTTCTTAGATAGATCAACTCCACCAAACTTATGTACCATTGGAATATCAAATCCAATAATGTTGTGACCGATAAGCCTATCAGCAGTGTTTAGAAACTCGTAACCTTGCTCAAGTTGATTAGGTGTGAATTTAAATATCTCACCTGTATCAGGATTTTGAGCAACGATACACCAAACTTTAGTAGCATTGACATCATCTGTTTCAATATCAAATACTAAATCCATTAGAATGCTTCTCCTGTTGAGTTATCAAACTCAATATCTTTATTACTGATCTCATGTAATCTACCTGTCTCGCCATCATAAATAACAGAACAAGCAAGACCAACATCGCCTGTGTATCTTGACTTTAAGACTCTCATCTTAGTTGTTCTAGCTTCATCAGGGTCGTCTGCCTGTTGGTTTCTTTCCAATGCAATAACACAATCAGATAACTGAGCAATGCTATTAGAACCACGAAGGTGAGATAGACTAACTTCAATACCATTCTCATGTCCTTTGTTTCCATCTACACGTCTTAGATGAGACACAAGTATAAGACCTGCACCAGTCTCTTCAACTATACTTCTTAGTCTAGTCATAATGGCATCAATGGCACGTCTCTCGTCACCTTCGTACATCGCACTTACTAACATATGTAAGTGGTCGACTACAACCCATTTACAATCGCAACCGATTATCATAAAGCGTAGCTTGGTAAAGATGTCATCAATATCATTAGTACCAAAGTGAGCATGAACCCAAACTCTATTCTTGTTTTCACCATCATAAAGAATGTCAAAGTATTTATCCAGTTCTTCTTTTGAAAACTTCTCACGTTCTTGGTCAATGTATAACCTAGCGTTAGCTTCAATAGAAAGAATACCATCGATAGTTCTTCTCCAATCTTCTTCAAGTGCAATGATACCTACATTGTCTTTGGTTTGTTTAATCAGCCAGTGTTCTAATTCTCTAGTTACGCTAGACTTACCAAGTCCAGTACCACCTGTAAGAGTTACAAGCTCTCCCTGTCTGAGACCATAAAGTTTCTTGTTCAAACCCTCGTAAGGATAAGGAACAGAATCTTTTCTTTCTCTGTTGTGGAACTTCTCACGCTGATCTGAGATATTGATAACACCGGAAGGGGTATATACTTTCGCAGACCACCAAGCTTCAACAAAATCCTTATGCTTGTTGGACCTTAACATATCGTTAGGGTCTTTCCAACCATTGGGGAGAGTGAGTATCCTTGCTTTGCCGGGCTTGAATAGCCTAGCAACTTTTACTGCTGCATCTTTTCCTGCTTTATCATTATCGAAAGCAACAATAACGTTTTCAAAGTCATCAAAGAACTCAAGGCTATCTTTTATATCCCTGACCGCTCCTTGTGCACCACGCTTTATGGATACTACAGCCCACTTACTACCTAGTAGTTCGTAAGCTGCCATCGCATCGCACTCTCCCTCAGTGATGGTGACATACTTGCCACCCTTAAAGAGTTGTTGACCAAACAAACCGGTGTCATTGTAACTACCATTCACAAAGAAATCTTTGGTGACAGTGTTACGACACTTAGTAGCTGCCAATTCATGACCATTGTAGTATGGGTAGAAATGTTTTATGACATTGCCTTTCAAATCTTGTACAGCTTTTACTCCGAACTTTTGAGCAGTCGCCTGAGAGATTTGTCTATCAGTCAATG